GTCCATTAAAGTCTTAAGGAAATTAGCTAGTATTTGAATACTAGATATTCAAAAGAAACTAAATAGTACTTAGGAACCTCGCGACTTTAGTCGTGAGAGGTTCAGAAAATAATATAAAAATATCTATGGAGGATTAAAGTGCAAAGCAAGGAAAGTAATATAAAATTACTATTATTAGGTAGAGCAGTATCTTTATTTGGTAATACAATATATCTAATAGTTTTACCATTATATATATTAAATATTACTCAAAATTTAAAAATAACAGGTTTCTTCTTTGCGATGGTTAATCTTCCAACTGTTGTTATTTCAATTTTTGTTGGAACAATAATTGAAAAATTTAATAAAAAGAATGTTATTTTAACATGTGATTTCTTAACCTCAATTTTATATTTTATTCTATTTTTATATTTTAGAAATTCTAATTCGTTAATTCTTTTATTTTTTATCTCATTGTTCATAAATATTATTTCAACATTTTTTATTATAGCTTCTAAGGTAATATTTTCAGAACTCAATACTCCTGAAACACTTGAAAAATATAATGGATTACAAAGTTTTTTAGAAAATATTACTATAATTATTGGACCAGTTATTGGAACATATCTATTTTCTATATTTGATTTTAATTTTATTTTGTTAATAGTGTCATTAGCTTATTTTCTCTCTTTTTTGCAAGAACTATTAATAAAATATGAGAAAGATAGTAATTTAGTCAAAGAAAATTCTAATTTCATTAAAGACTTTAAAGAAGGAATAATTTATATAAAAAATAATAAAATTGTTTTTAATTTCTTTATATTAGTTATGTTTTTAAATTTTTTTATAGCAAATAATGATGAGATAATTAATCCTGGAATTTTAATTAAAAAATATGAAATATCTGAAAAATTATTTGGATTTTCAGCTACTACTTATGGAGTAGGAAGTGTGTTTGCAGGAATTTTTATTTACTATAATGAGAAATTTAGATTTCTAAAAAAGTTAAAATTATTATTTATTTTAAATAGTTCTTTGATGTGCTTGTTAGGTTTATTATCTATAATATTATTTGAATATAATCATTATATATATTTTGTGATATTTATATTTTTTCAATTTTTAATCGGAATGATAACTACCTTTGTAAATGTCCCATTAATATCCTCGTTTCAAAAGAATGTAGAGATTGAATATCAAAGCCGCTTTTTCTCGTTATTATCATTTTTTTCAGGTGGATTGATTCCTTTGGGAGTTTTGTATGCAGGCTATCTATCATCATATATTGGAGCAGATATCACTTATATAATTAATAATATAGCTATTATAGTTATAGTGTTTCTAGTTTTTAGAAAAAATAAAAAATATCTATAAATTATAAAAATTTGATAGTAAAAATTTTATTTTATTAATAATATTTGAAATAATAAGAAAAAAAATTTTATGATTTTTAAGAAATTTTTTAATTAAAAAACTATATATATCAATATAATTCTGTGAGATAACAATGTTAAAAAAATTACTTTAAAAAAAATTTTATTAAAAAATCAAAAAAGTTGTTGACAAAATAATTAAATAATGTTATATTTATCTTGTATCGTTTCCTTAATTATAGTTTAATTTCTACAAAAAAGCCCGAACTTGCAAAAAGTTGAGGGCTTTTTTGTTGGTATGATATTTTTTTGTTTCCATTTTGTTACCATTAAATTTAATCTAATTTTAACTAAGTCGATTTTAACAGTTTTTAGGTGTTATTTTATTTCATCAACTACTTTCTTTAATCTCTTAATTTCTTTATGAATATAGACATCAGATGTAGTCTTATAATTTGAGTGACCAATGATTTTAATGATGGCATCTTTGTCAGCTACATTATCAGATAATAGGCTTGCAAATGTATGTCTAGTATCATGTAAACTATGATAAGACAATCCCAGATCTCTAAACAATATCCTGAAATGATTATCAAAAGAATCGTAATCATATTCAAGCCCATCTAATCTTTGCCATAAATATTTATCTTTACTGAAATATCTAGCTCTAAATAAATCTAAAATTTTATCTGCGATAGGAACTTTTCTGACTCCAGCTTTACTCTTAGATTTTTCTACTTCAAAATAATACTCATTCAAATATACATCTTTTCTTTTTACTCTTAATAACTCACTTATTCTAAGCCCTGTATAACACAGAATCAAAACCATATCTATTATTCCATGTTTGTTGGCTTCATTATTGTTAAGATTATCCCATAAAACTTCTAATTCTTCTTGAGTAATAACTCTTTCTCTATCACTTGTTTTATTACCTTTTTCAACAGTTTTAGTTTTTAAATACTTAGCATAATTCTTGCTGCACATATCATTTAAAATAGCAAAATCAAAAATCATACTCCAGAAGCTTTTTAAAACTCTCAAAGTGCTATTGGTTAGATCTAAGCTATAAAATATATCCTGAAGCAAAATACCATTGATCTCTTTCATTTCCATTTTATGTAGTTTTTTACTTCTTTTAAATTGTGTTTCATAGTTACTTAAAGTCCCTTTGTTTACATCTTTATCTTTGAGCCATAATTTATATACTTGCTCAAAAGTTATACTTTTCTCTTTTTTCTTATGTATTTTTATATCTGTCTTTTTTAGCATATCTAAGTTATTTGTAAAATATGCTATTCGGTATGTCTCGGCTTCTTTCTTAGTTTCAAATACACCCAGAGCCAATCTTTCAAATTTTCCTGTTTCTTCATTAAATCTTTTATTATCTCTCAAAAGCCATGGCTTTCTTCTCTTTCCTGAAAGTTTTGAAACAGTTCCCATTCCGTTTGCTGCTCTCATAAAAAAATCACACTCCTTTTAATTTGACGTACTTAAATAGAGTGTGTTATAATCTAGTTACGAACCAAAAAGATATAACCACTCTTTTTAGCCCCTATAGTGATATTCGCAGTATCACTGCTGGGGTATTTTTTTTATTTATATAAATTTAAGTAATTGCACCAAACATAATTAATGATCTTCTGGATCTCATTATCATTATCACAATCTTTATATTTAGCTTGTAAAAATATAGTAGCAAATAAATTTGCTTGTGTTTCTTCTCTTGAGCCTTTAAAAGCTTCAATCTTACTAAATTGTCTTATAGAATCATCATGAAATATATAATGTCCTATCTCATGAGCTATGACAAAATCTTTTTCAAAATTTGAAATACTTGAATTAATAAAAATAACATTATCAACCGATAAACCCCTAATACTACTATCTAAATCTACATATTTTAATATAATTCCTTTATCTTTTATTAAATTGTATATATTACCATATTCTTTACGAAGTTTTAGAGCAGCATTTATTATAGACTTTGTAGTCATTACGCATCACTTCTTCCTTTGTGAAATTAATACTTCTGCATAAGCTGTTGCTAGAGTTTCTTTATCTTCATCAGAAATATCGTTCCCTTCATTCATAAACATAACTGTTGACATATTTTTAAATTTTTCTAATTTCGCTAGTTCTTCATTTGTTAGTTGAGAAAAAATATTATTTTCTTTTTCTTCAGGTTTATAATTTTTATTTGATAATAATTTATCAGCTTCTAAACCTAAAACATCACATATTATTTGAAATTTATCAATAGGCATATTAGTTTCCATTGTTTCATATCTTTGTAGTGTAGAAGAACTTATTCCAGTTTTCGAAGATAAATCTCTCAAAGATAAATTTAACTCATCTCTCTTATTTTTTATAATTTTTACTATATCTTTTATTTCATAAGGCATTTTACTACCTCCTTATATAAATTTTATAATTAATTATATAATTAATTTTTCATATTTGCAACAAAAATTTAAAAAAAATAAAAAAAAGTTTCAAAAATGGGTTGACAAAATAAAAATTATAGTTTATACTTGTTTCATATAAGGGACAAAATGGAGGTGATAATTTGGATATATTAAAATTAAAAGGGAAAATTGCTGAAAAAGGAAAAACACAGATAGATCTAGCTAAAAAACTTAATTTATCGGTTCAATCTTTTAATGCAAAATTAAATGGAAGAGCAAAATTCGATATTGATGAAGCTAAAAAACTGATAGAAATCTTAGAAATTGAAAATGTTAAAGAAATTTTTTTTAGTTAATTAGTCCCAAATATGAAACAAAAAAAGAAAGGAGGAGTATGGAAAGACATTCATTTGAAATACAAAGAAAAGATGGAAAACCTATAAAAATTCTTATAGATGGAAAAGAGTTAAATGGAGTTATAGAAGTAGAAATATCTAGTATTAACAGTGGAGAAAGAGCAAAAGACTCCATAACAATAACTTTTATCGATATAGAGTCTTTAAAAATAACTAATTTGTAGAAGATATCCATTTTGTTATTATTGCACCAACAGCATTAAAAACATCAGGATATTTTCTAAAAATATCAGCAAACTTTGAAAATGTTCCTTTGCTAATTGGTTGATTATCTTCAATTATTATTTCAATACGATTTAAAAGTTTTTCTAATAATTCCTTATCTTGAACTTTATTAGAAATAATTTCTTTTAGATTAGAGATAGAAGAATTATCAATAATTGCAAATTGCTGATTACCAATTATAGCAGATCCACTTATTGAGCCGATAGAAATATTATTTATTTTTTGTTGTTCTCTAGCTCTTTGAGTTTCAGTTTCATATTTAGCAATAACTGCTCTTTTCAAAGGCTTTACATCAACAACAATACATCTTTTACCTGTTTCATGATGAATTAAAATATCATCTTCAAATATATCTTTAAAATCAATAGTTTGTATGGAAGATGGATATTTATTAGAACAGAAGAAAGCAAAAATCTCATTATTTATAATCTCTCCTGCTCTTTCTAATGAAAAGGTATCAGACAATCTTTTGAAAGCATCATCATTAATTTTGTCAAAGTCAAAAGACATTATAATCACCTCCTTAGAGATGATTATAACACAAAATAAGGAGAGAAGAAAAAATGGAAGATTTATATTTTAAAAATCATGAAGCAAGAATAATATTCGGATTAGTGGTATTAAGCCAAAAAATGCAAATGGACTTTTTAGGAATTGACTACAGCCACTATTCCGATAAGAAAATAGCTGAAATCTGGTACTCAAATATCAAAGATGTGTTGACCAATAGTAAGCATGAAATGAGAGATGTAGCGTTAGATAATTTAGAAAAAATTTATAAAGGAATGAAACATTAAGGGAGGATAAAAATGAAAAAACTAGAAAATATATTAGGGATTTTTAGTCACAAAGCTAGTAGACCGATTGCTTTTAAAGAGCTGTTCGGAATTAACCAACTTAGTGCTTGTGGAAGAGATGGTTCCCTTGAAAGTTATGACTTTGTTGGGTCTATCAATGAAGTCAACGAGTATGAAAAAAGATGGTGCACTCAAGGATCTAATGGCTTCGGATTCTTGGGAGTTGAAACTGTGAAAGGCTTTAAGGGGCAATTTAAGTACTGTGGAAAATAAAGGAGGTTCAAAATGCACTGTAAAGTATTTCAAAAATGGGTAAATGTTATAGTTTTTCCTAAAAATATAAAGTTAATAGATGCTATTGAAGTTATCCAAAAGTACATAGAAATGGAGGCTAATAATGAAAATCAATAAAGATGAAACTTTTGCAAGACCATCTTTTAAAGATGTAATTAAATATAAAACTGTATGGCTAATCTACTCATTAAAGGATATCAAATCTAAGGTAAAATGGTTATCCAATTTAATCTGGAAGTTCTACTGTAAATATGTAGAGCTATATGATTTTGGAGATTTATTTTAAAAGGGAGGCAAAAAATGAGTTTTGAAATTATGAAAGTTGGAATTTTTAAAGGGATTACTTATGTAATAACTCGAACAGATGATGTTTTGTATGACTGGTATTGTGGGTATGTAGAAGTACCAAAAAATCACATTTATTTTGAACAACACTATGATGATATCGACAACATAGTTTGTCATGGGGGATTAACTTATAGTGGATATAGATTTAAAGACGGTGCTTATTACATTGGGTTTGACACTGCTCATTTTGATAGTGAGCCAATGAATAACTTAACATTCGTAGAAAATGAATGTCTGAACATAATTGATCAATTAATTAAATTAAACAATTAAAAAGGAGGTGCAAAATAATGGCTAATTACAAAATAACAGTAGATGAAGCAGTAGCCTTATCTGATGGAGAGTTAAATAAAGATGATGTCTACTCTTTGATAAGAGCTAATGAAGTTCCTGGCTGCATCTACAAAAAGAAAAATGAAGAGAATGAAAGAGGAGCTTATTTAATTATAAAAGCTCATTGGTTAAATTTTCTGAATGGAAAAAGCTATAAAAAAGAAAAAACATCTGAACCAGGCGACCAAACCAAATCAGATGTTTAAGAGAAAATATCTAGGTAATATTTCACCTAGATTATATCTCGAATTCATTAAAAATTCAAGGAGGAAATATGATCACTATTAATTTACTAAATTTCGTGTTGAGTGAACTTCAAAATAATAATAGAAGTTATGCTGATGTAACAGAGGTTTTTATTAAAGGCAAATATAGAATAGATACTTACAACTTCTATAAGTGTGCAGCCAATATAGACTATGATCCAACACGAGAACTTATAGATCCTGGATTAATTATAAAAGGAAATGATTTTATCATAGATGTAAGATTGGCAAGGGGATATGCGACAGTTTTAAATTTCATTGATTTGAAAGCACCTGAAGAAACTGCACAAATGCCATGTTTAATTTCTCATAGATACGGGGAGTATGTAGGAGATTAAAAATGGACTGGAAGGAGAAGAAATGAATATAATCGAATACAATTCTAAAAATGAAGGGAAACAAGTTCTAGTTTTAAGAAAAGATGATATAAAAATTTTAAATCATTTTGCAAGTATTGCAAAGTCTGGAGAACTTAAAGGACTGATAGTTGCTGGAAAGTATGTTGGATTTACTGATACGTATAGACTTGCATCTATTAAAGATTCTCATGAAGAGTTACCAGGGTCAGATACTATCCGTATATATGACATACTAGATGACTTAAAAAAGGCAACATCTATAGCTGTACTTAAAGATGGAAAAATCGCAGTTCAAGTAGAAATGGAAGTTATTGAGTATGAACCTATGAAGGATATAAAAGTTCCAGACATATCTAAAGTAATTGAAGAGTTAGAGTATGAAAGCCATTCTGAAGCATATCCTCTCATTAATTTTACTGAAAATACAGTTTGGAAGATGTTAAAGTCAGTAGGTGGGAAGGAGTATTTTACTAGATTTTTTAACTTTGAAAATGGAAAAGTATCTGTTGAAGCTTATCCAAATGATGAGTCCAAATTATTTTTAGAGATTATGGAACTGGATAATACAAAAGCTAGTTTAAAAACAGCTTTAGATTTTAAATATGTGGATCTGTGGTTTAAGTGGATTAAGGATAATAAATTTAATATTGCTTTAGGAAAAAATAATAGAAGTGCTGTTAAATTTAGCAAGGATAACACAGATTATATAATCATGCCTATGGCAATAAACGGTTGTTAAGGAGTTGGTTAAATGTTCTTAATAGACGGAAATTATTTTGAATTAGTTTTAGAAGACGGAGATATTGCTGTTCTATCAAACATTGTGACGGGTGAGTCTCTGACTATGGGTATTAAAGAACTTTGGAATTATGCAGTTTAAAGGAGATCCATTAATGCTAGAAAAACAAGTTGAAAATAAAATAAAAAAATGGTTGGAACAAAATAACCACTGGTATTTTAAAGTACACGGTGGAGCTTTTCAAAAAACAGGAGTACCTGACATTATAGCTTGTATAAATGGTAAATTTGTAGCCATAGAAGTTAAAAGAAGTGATGGTGGAATTGTTTCAGAGTTACAAAAAGCTCAAATACAAAAGATAAAAGATAGTGGCGGATTGGTTGGAGTAGCTCACAATATGGAAGAGTTTTGGCAAATATTAAAAGGTGGTGGGTTGCTATGATGCTATACCAATATCAAAAAGACTTACTGGATAAAAGTTTAAAAAACTATATCTATCCACTTGGAACAGGTACTGGAAAAACAATATTATCGATACATCATTTTTATAAACATGCACAAGGTAAAAGATTAATTATAATAGCACCAGCTCAGAAAGTTAAAGAAGGTGGATGGGATAGAGAAATTAATAATTTCAATAAATACTATGGAACAAATATAGATTATGAAGTTATTAGTTACGGCAGATTAAAACATGTCGATGGAGATAAAAATACTTATTTGATTTTTGATGAGTGTCATTACATTAAAAACTATAAGAAATCTCAAAGAAGTAAACTGGCTTTAAAACTATGCAAGGCTTGTTATGGTTATTGTCTATTAAGTGCAACACCAGCGAGTAATGGTTATCAAGATTTAGGAAACTATATGGCTATATTTGGAATATATGCTAGTGGATATAGTTATGAAAAAGCTAATGCTATAAAGAAAATGAACTACATGGGATTTTATGAAATAGCAGCTTGGAAGAATACAGAATACATTGATAAATGCTGGAAGGCTATAAGTAGTGTAGCACTTAATAAAAATGACTGTATAGATTTACCAGATTTAGTATTTGAAGAAAAATACTTCGATGCTGGAGAAGAATACATCACTATAAAAAAAGATAGAGTTTTAGGAGATGAATTGTATGATAGCTCTCCAAAATTTATAGCTGGACTTAGACAGTATGCTGGATTTAATGAAAAACTAGAATATTTAAAAGAATTTAGAGAATCAACAGATAGTAATATATTAATTTTCTATAACTTTAAAAAAGAAGCTGAAGCTATAAAGGAATTAATAAAAGTAGATTACGAAGTCAGTGGATCACTAAGTAGAATACCTAATTTTTTAGATTTCAAAAATCTAAAAAATAAAACCACTCTTGTGCAAATTCAAGCGGGAGGGGCAGGGATAGAGCTTCAATATAATTCAGAAGTAATATTTTTTAGTCCTACTTGGAGTTATCAAGACTATGAGCAAGCCATTGGTAGAGCTTATAGGATAGGTCAAAAAAACAAAGTAACAGTTTATAAGTACATTGGAATAGGGACAATAGAAGAAAAGGTTTATACAAGGTTAGATGACAAAAAAGACTTTGTAGATAAGTTATTAAGTTTAGAAGATTTAGGAGGATATGAATGGAACAAGAAAAATTAATATCACATACTCCTGGAGAGAATGTGACAGAAAATAGAAATAAATATCTTGGTGGAAGTGATTTACCAGCTTTATTTAATGTAAGTCCTTTCAAAGATTGCTTTACATTAGCTAGAGAAAAAGCTGGAGTAATCCCTGCAGCATTTAAAGGAAATGAATACACTAGATATGGTCAATTATTAGAACCACAAATCAGAGATTATATAAATAGTATCTATGAGCTTAAATTTAAAGAAAATACAAACATTAACGAAGAGTTAGGACTTAGATCTAATTGTGATGGATTGGATAAAGATGCAGGATTGCTCTTAGAGATTAAAACCAATGCTGGAGACAAGACAACATATGAAGATGTATATGATTATGTGTTACAAATGCAAATGTATATGTTTCAATTCAATGTTGAAAAAGGTTATCTAGTTCAATATAAAAGACCTGAGAATTTCTGGAGTGGATTAGATTATGAAACTCAACACACTGATGATTACTTCAATCAAGACTTTGATTCTGAAAGAATTTCAGTCATGGAAATAAAAAGAGACGATAAATTAATACAACAAATATTATCTAAAGCAGAGAAATTTTGGATTGATGTTGAAAGATTAAAAGAAAATCCAGAGATGACAGAAGAAGAGTTTTATTTCAATGATAGATTGGTTGAATATAACAACACTATAAATAAATTATCAGTTCTAGAAAAAGAATTAGCTAGACTTAGTGATATGGAAAAAGAAGCTAAAACGCAAAGAGAAATATTATATGGATTAATGGACAATGTAGGAGTTAAAACAATAGTTACAAATAATCTTATGATCACAAAAATAAATCCTACAACAACTAAAAACGTTGATTCTAAAAAATTAAAAGAAGAACTACCAGAAATTTATGATAAATATACAAAAATCAGTAACAAAAAAGGCTATGTAAAAATCACAGTTAGAGCAGATAAAAACATAGTGGAAGAAATTAAGGAAGAAATAACAAGTAATAAAAATATTGATAATAGTAAAAAGTCAGCACTTGCTGCACTTGGATTATAAGGAGGATAAAATGATTAAATTACCAGTAAACGAACCAAAAATAGCAGACATTACACCAAAAAGCTTCTTGATATGGGGTGAATCAATGTCAGGAAAGACTTATTTAGCAAGAGAATTTGATAGTCCATTAATAATTAACACTGATGGAAATGCTACAAAAGTAAATACTCCATCTGTTGCAATTAAAACCTTTGCAGAGTTTGCAGAAGTTATAGAAGCTCTAAAAACTGAAAAACATACATATAAGACTGTAATTATAGATTTGATAGATGATATTGAAACTATGTTAACGATACATATATGTGAAGCAGCAAAAGTTGAATCATTAGCAGATATTCCGTTTGGAAAAGGCTATGCTAAATTCAATGCTGTATGGAAAAAGTTAATGATTGAATTAACACAAATGAATATGAATGTAATATTTATATCTCATTCAATAGAAAAATCTGAAAATAATGGGCAAACAATGTATCAAGCTCCTAGCTTAGGACAAAAACAATTAAATGCTTGTATGGGTAGATGTGATTTTTCTATACAAACTAAAAAAATTGGAAGTAACTACATTAGAATATGCACTAACAAAAGAGAAGCATACAAAGAAGAAGATATAAAAGACAAAAAGATTCTTGGAATCTTAAAAACAGTAAAAGGTGTTTTCGAGATAAAACCAGCTATTAAACAAGTAGCATCGACAAAAAATGAAGATGTAAGCAAGACAACAAATAACACAAATAACATAAATAAAGATGGAGGTAACAAATAATGAGTATAGCAGATATCATGGCAGAATTAGAGGCACAAGATTGGAAGGCAGGAGATAAGGAAACAGATTTTTCTGTAGCCGATGGAGTTTATGAAGGAGTTATAGAAGGACTTGAATACAAGGAAAATGAAAAAGGTACTCAATGGTTTTCATTTACTGTAAATTTAATAAATGAAAATAAAAAGTATTTTGCAAATGTATACTTTAGTGGAAAAATGGCAGCTATGAACCTAAAAAAGTTTATAAATATAATTTATAACTTAACAGGAGAAGCATTAACTTCTTTAGACTTTGCAAATGAAGTAGCATTAGCACAAAGACTAAATGATGATCTTATTGGAAAAGATGTAGTTATAGAGTTAACGACTAAAAAAGAATTTCAAAACTTCAAGTTTATTTTCCAAGAATAATAGGAAAAAATAAAAAAGGGAGAGTTTGACTCTCCCTAATATTCTATGAAAGGAGGATAAATAAATGAGAAGTGATATAGTTGGATTTTATGACTTTGAAGTTTTTATGTGTGATTGGTTAGTTGTCATAATAACTACTCAAGACGAAGAAATAATAATACACAATGATCCAGAGCTATTAAAAAAGACAATGAAAAATATAAACTGCTTAATCGGATTCAATAATCATAATTACGATGATTTAATACTTGCAGGAATAATATCAAAAAATATGAGTCCTAACGAAGTTTATAAACTATCTCAAAAAATAATAAACGGTGAAAATACAAGCTTTTATAAAAAGATAGCCAACCAATTACCAACATATGATACTAAGCAAGAGCTTCCACCTGGAGTTAGTCTAAAAGAAATTGAAAGTAATATGGGTATGAACATAATCGAAACTCCAATAAGTTTTGATTTAGATAGACCTTTAACTGACACAGAATTAATGGAAGTGATTAAGTATTGTATACATGATGTTGAGACAACTAAAAAAGTTTTTCAATATAGAAAAGATTACTTTGAATCTAAAATCGACATCTGCAAAGAATTTAATTTATCCAAATTAGATTCTAAAAAGACAAGAGCAAACCTTGCAGCTAAAGTTTTACAATGTAATAAATCTAAATTACCCACACAAGCAAGGTTAAACAAAGACAGAATGTTATTCACTATAACGGATAAATTAAGAAAAGAAAATATTCCTCAGCCAATTTTAGATTTTTACATAAGTATTCAAAATAGATTTTTAGCTGGAGAAGATTTCAAAGAGTTAGAAAAAGAAAGTCTAGTATTCAACCTATGTGGAGTAGACCACACTTATGCTTTTGGTGGACTGCATGCAGCAAGACCTAATTTATTCTATGAAGGTAATATGCTAATGGTCGATGTTGGAAGTTATTATCCTAGTATGATTATTAATTTTAATTTTATGTCTAGAGCTTCAGAACATCCTGAACTATATAAAAATTTATATGATACTAGAATGGAATATAAGAAAAATAAAGACCCAAAACAAGGAATATATAAAATACTTCTTAATGGAACATTTGGAGCTTTAAAATCAGAGTTCAATGATTTATATGATCCTGTTATGAGTAATAATATTTGTATAAATGGGCAATTATTATTAACAGATTTAATAGTATCTCTTAAAGATTATTCAAAAATAATTCAGAGCAATACAGATGGAATATTGTTAGCTTATGAAGAAAATGATTTACCAAAAATTATAGAGTTATGTAAAGAATGGGAGCATAATTATGGATTAAATTTAGACTATGACTATGCAGTAAAAATAGCTCAAAGAGATGTTAATAACTACATCTTAAAAGTTAAGACAAAAGATGGGTATAAATTAAAAGGAAAAGGATTATTTGCAAACCATAATGGCGGAAGCTTTGATAAAAATAATCTCACAATTATAGATATGGCATTAAAGGCTTATTACATGGATGATATTCCAGTGGATAGATTTATATTATCTTTAATAAAAGAAAATAATTTAATGCCGTTTCAGCAAGTAGCCAAAATGGGTGGAACATTTCATCATGTTGAAACAATTGTAAATGGTGAATCTGTTATTTTGCAAAAAGTAAATAGAATATTTGCAACTTGGAAAAAAGAATATGGCCCTATTTATAAAGTTAAAATTAAAGACGATGTTGAAACTCGTTCTAAAATTCCAAACTCAGCAGAAAGAGTTTACATTCATAATGAAGAAATTGAGAAGCTAGATAAAAGTATTTTAGACTTAGATTATTATAGAAAGTTAGTAGAAAAAAACAAATTCACAGATAGAAAGGTGGTATCATGGGAACTAGACCAAAATACATAGAGTTACAACCAGGAACAAGTAAACCTAAAACATCATTTGATGAATTTGTTTATGATATATCTAAAATATCCGATGCTGCATTCTTAGTACCCGAAGATGTTGTAGTAGTTGATTTTGACCATGTTAATGATTTATGGAAAGATATACTTAATAAGTATCCAACTAGAGCAATAAAGACTACTCGTGGAGCTCATTTATATTATAAAATTCCACAAGGATTGAAATTACATAATAATATTAACATCATGACTTACTGTGGTTTAAATGTTGATTATAAGACTGGATTTGGAAAGAAAAAAGCATCAGCTAAGGTAAAGGTCAACGGAGTTCTTAGAACGATTTTAAACGATACTACAGTTGATAATTTAGCTATTTTACCTATAGCATTATATCCTATCCCAGCTGCTAAATATAATTTATTTGGATTAGATGATGGTGATGGAAGAAACCAAGCTATTTATAAGCATATAAAAATACTACAAGATAACAATGTACTTGAAGAAAACATAATAGAACTTGCTGATTTCATAAATAGTAAAGTGTTTAAAACTCCATTAACAGATGATGAATTAAGACCAACCATCGCATCTGCTTTTAAAAAATCAGATAGTGAAGAAATAGAATTATATTATTCTGATGGGAAAGGAAATAAGAAATTAGATATATTTGCTGTTGCAGAGTATGTAAAAAAGTTATTTCAGTTAAAAATTTACAATGGCAGATTTTATTTTCTTAAAGAAGACAAAGATGGAAAGAAGACATACGTTGGAAATGATGGAACAAATAATATTTTAAGAGAAATATTAGAACAGATGAATTTAAAGTTAAAAAAGTCACAGGATAATGAACTTTTGCATCAATTAACTAAAATAGCAGATATCGAGCCTAACAATAATAATTATCCAATAAAATTAAACAATGGATTTATATTAGATGGAGCTGACATCTTACATATGGATACAGTATTTACACCATTTAATTTGGATGTAGCTTATGAGCCTAATGCAGAATGTAAAGATGTTGATGATTATATTGAATGGTTTTGTAACTATGATAAAAGTTTAATTATGTTATTTGAAGAAATATTAGGACATATTTTAATGACTTCTAACTTTCCACATCATGTATTTTTCTTTGTTGCAAATAGTGGAAAAAATGGAAAATCAACAACATTAAATATGATATCTAACTTTGTTGGAGAATTACATAGCTCAGTAGCTTTGGAAGAATTTGATAGATCTGAAAACTTATTTGCAATAAATGGAAAACTTGTAAACTGTGGAGATGATATAGATGCTTCACTTATAGAAAAGTCAAGAGCTGTAAAAACTCTTGCTGCGGGAAATGAGATACTTTGTAGAGCATTGTATGAAAACCCAATAAAAATGAAATCTGTTGCGACTTTAATTTTTACTTGTAATGAAATGCCAAATTTCAAAGATAAATCTGGTGGAATAGCAAGAAGAGTTATATGTTTTCCTTGCGATGCAATTGTAAAAACTATAGATATGAAAATAGACCAAAAGTTATCAACACCAGCTGCTAAATCAAGAATACTTAATAGGGGCTTGAATGGAATGAAAAGAATTATAGCTAATGGTGGAGAGCTTACCAAGAGTGAACTTGTTAAGGAGCTTACAGATAGATATTTAACTGAATCTGATAATGTTAAATTATTTATTGAAGAGTATGGAGAAGATTTTATTTTAAATGACATAAAAAATGATACTTTTGGTAAGATTTATGTTTGTTACACCATGTTTTGTAATGAAAGTGGTTATGGTGCATTAAGTAAAAAGAGATTCTCTCATAAATTAGAAGCTCTTGGTTTTGAAACTTATAAAAGTAATGGTGTTACGAAAATTAGAAAAAAGACACATGGCTGGATTAAAGTTAATGATGAAAAAAAGGGATAGATTAATTAAAAAAGGGATAGATGAGGGATAGATTTAGGGAGCGATTGTTGATAGTTTAGTATTGACAATAAAAGGAAAGGGATAGATGGGATTTATTTATTTATACTTTTTTATTAAAAATATATAAATATATATAATATATAAATAAAAGAAAAAAAAAGATATAGAGTGAAAATCTATCACTTTTATCACTTTTCCTTTAATACCAATGTAAAACTAAAAAAATCTATCCCTTAATCGCTCCCTTATCTATCCCTCGATAAAAAAATCTATCCCTTTTTTATAAAAATAATTTTGGAGGATAAAAAATGAGTTTAGGAAAAAGAGTAAAAGAATATAGAGTAAATAATAATATAGATCAAAAGGAATTTGCTAAAAAATTAGAAGTCACACAACCTTATTTATCACATTTGGAATCTGGAAAAGTTGAAGCTAGTGAAAGACTTAAAAATAGAATATTAAAAATAATTGAAAGTGAATCTCAAGAAAATGTTGAAACTGTTGAAACAGATAATGTTAAATCTCCAAAGCATTATATGCTTGGTGATTTAGGGATTGAAGTAAAAGATGTCATTTTTGAAGTTGTAAAAGACATGAAAGGTTCTGAAGCTGTTTGTGTTGGAAACATTTTAAAATATGTAATGAGAGCTAGAAAGAAAAATGGAATTGAAGATTATCAAAAAGCTTACGAATATCTAGGATATTTGTTGGAGGAGCTATGCAAAAAATAAGAGTTACTCACAAAGACGGAGATATGCAAGGAATTACATTGATGTACTTAATTAATAAATACTTGAAAATTAATCGGGAGCTTTGGGATAAAGAGGGTATGGTTCTAAATAGATATTATAAATCTATTTTGACAAGAACTATAAAAGCTTCTGATAAAATCATTGATAGATTTAAAAGTCAGATTAATTATAGAGTTGAAAAAGATGTTATCAAAATCTTAGATGAAGTTTTTACCGCTTGTGAGCATAAAGAAACTGGTGATAATTTAGAACTTCTTAGGACTATGTTTCTTGTAATTATGATGTTTGGAACTGTTAATTCACATAAAAAAAATATGATAGGAGTAGTTCTGAAATCTATGATAACTGATGTAATTAAGACTTTTGAAGATTTTAAAGTTATGTGGTTAAAAGAAGTTGATGATAGTGTCATAAGATTGGAGGAAGCTGGTGCATGCTGATGATAAAGAATTGATTGAAAACGGATTGAGGGAAATAAAATGAAAATAAAACAAATAAATTGTAGTCACAAAAATACTAAGTGGATAAGAGAAAAATTAACTTTTAATTTTTTGAATGGGGATAGAGTTTATTTAGTATGCAAAGATTGTTACAAAATATTAGCTTCTTCAATTACAAAAAATAACAAAATAGGAGACTAAGATGATATTAAAAAAAATAATTATGTTTTTATTGTTAATGCCTATTGCGGCATTAGTAGGGACTGTACTTACAATAATATGGGCTATGATTGTACAATGGTTTTTAAATAAATTCGATTAGGAGGAGAGATTGGAGAATGATTAAAATAATAAAAAATAGTGAAATAAATAAAACAACAAGATATAGATTTTATGCAACTAGATGTAATTCTTGTAACGAAACTAGTAATGTAAATGTATTAGAAGTTATGGAAGATAACTCTAATACAAGAACACTAATCAGTATTTGTGATAAATGCTTACAAGAACTAAAAAAGAAAATAGAATCTTTGGAGGATGAAGATGAGAGAGATTAAATTTAGAGCTTGGATAAAAGAAAAAAAAGCAATATTTGAAGTTATTTTAATTGATTATGTAACTAAAAAGGTAACTTATTTACTTGAAAGAGTTGGACATTTGTTAAATGTAAGAAACGATAAATTTAATGATATTGAACTTATGCAATACACAGGATTAAAAGATAAAAATAATAAAGAAATTTATGAGAGCGATATTCTTTTTGAAAGTTTTAGAGAAGAATATTACAAAGTTGTTTTTGAAAATGGGAGTTTTAAAGCAGAATTTAAGGGAGATTTTGAAGAGTATTCTTTTGATTTGATTGATGTTGTTGCACAAGGTTGTGAAGTAGTAGGGAATATTTATGAAAATCCTGAATTGATGGAGGATGAGTAAATGAGTATAGACTTAAATAAGCTAATGAACTATAAATCTTTGGCTTATAGAGCTTCAAATATTGCACAGCTAGAAAAAGTTAAAGAAGAGTACAAAGAGTTATTGGCAGAAGTTAGAGAAACTAGCACTTTTACAACAATTAAAAATATGGATAATTTTAAAGCTGAAGCTTTGGATCTCATAACTGCTACTGTAAATCTCTTGTTAGTAACTGGATTAACAGAGCAGGATTTTGAGAAGCATATTGCAAAATTAGAATCATATAAGAATGGGAAATATAAGAAATAAGGAGGAGAACAATGTTACACAGATATCAAATAGACTTGAGAGTTAAAGAAGAAAATACAGAAAAAACAATTAAAAAATCTATTTTTAGAAAAAAGGAATTAACAGATGCTGAACTAGAAGAAGCACAGTTGGAATTCATTAGAAGTACAAAAGCAATATACAAAGAAAAGGGGATAGATTTAGAAGTTTTGGAATGGGGGATTCAAAAATTTGAGTTAGTTCGTAAAAATAGCTAAAAAGGAGTGATACAGATTGGCAACACAAGAGCATAAAAGAAATAAATATAAAGATGAAAAAGAAATATTTGAGATATATAGAAAATACAGTAAAAGAATAAAAATATTATTAAAAAGGCTCAATAATCCTATTTTAATAAAAGGCTATAGTTATGATAAATTGGGGACAAGTGGATTTCAAGAAGTTAAGTCAGATATAGAGAGAATTTCAGATTTAAGGTCAAGAATAATAAATGACATAAACAGATGTGAAGAATTTATTTATAGGGTAGATAGTGCTATAGAATTGTTGAAAGATAATAAATATTATGATGTTATTAAGTTTAGATTTATTGAAGGAAAAACACTTGAAGAAACTGCAGAAGAGTTACAAGTATCAACTACAACTGTAAATAAGGCAGAAAATGAGTTACTAAAAGAGTTACGACTACACTTCAAAATCCAGAATTTTAGATATTTTTAATGTCTTAACTTGAGTAATGCTTGATAATAAGTTGATAACAGATTTATTGTAAGTTAATTATTAATATGTTAATATGTTATCATGTGGCAAAGATTAAAGATTTCTCTTTAAAAATTGAATAATAGTAGTTTAGAGGCTCTACTTTAAAAAAGCCTCTGCCAAATATGGTGCATCGGGCTAATACCCTGGCTAGACGCGATAGTCTTTCATTGGTGAGAATCCAATATGCACAGGATACCAACATCAATACTCTCGTGATTCTTAAATGAATAGGATACGTCCTCTGCGAGAGTTTTTTTTATTTATAAAACTGGAGGTGAAGTAGCATTGAAATTAAATGCGAGACAAAAGGCTTTCTGTGAGTTTTATGTAGCATCTGGAAATGCTACTGATGCTGCAATAAAAGCTGGATATAGTAAAAGTTATGCTAGAGATAGAATACACATATTAATGAAAAGTATCGGTATAAGTAGGTATATTGACGAATTAATGCAAAAGGTTCAAAGTGAAAGAATTGCATCTGCCGAAGAAGTTTTACAAAACTTAACTGCAATGATGAGAGGTGAAATACAAGAAGAAGTTGTAGTAGTTGAAGGAGAAGGAGAAGGAGTTTCTTCTGCAAGAATAATAAAAAAACAAGTATCGGCTAAAGAAAGAATAAAAGCAGCAGAACTCTTAGGAAAAAGACATGCTTTATTTACTGACAAAACTAAAATAGAAGGAACATTACCTGTTATGATTGTTGGAGAAGATGATTTAGATGAGTAAATTTATAAAAATAAGTTTACCTCAAATTGTAGGAAAGGGCTATAAATCGTTTTGGAACTTCAAGGGTAGGTATAAGGTAGTTAAAGGGTCAAGAGCCTCAAAAAAGAGTAAGACAACAGCTTTGTGGATAATCTATAACATGATGAAATATAAAAATGCTAATACTCTTGTTGTAAGAAAAGTTTTTAGAACTTTAAAAGATAGTTGCTATTCAGATTTAAGATGGGCTATTAATAGATTTCAAGTTCAAGACTACTGGGAGTTTAAAGAAAGTCCTTTAGAAATAACCTATAAACCAACGGGACAGAAAATTTTATTTAGAGGTTTTGATGATCCATTAAAGATTACATCAATTTCCGTTTCAGTTGGTAGTTTGTGTTGGTGTTGGATAGAAGAAGCATATGAATTAACAGACGAAACAGCATTTAATATGCTTGATGAAAGTATTAGAGGTATTGTAGAAGAACCATTATTTAAGCAAATTATCATATCGTTCAACCCTTGGAATGAAAGACACTGGTTAAAATCTAGATTCTTTGATAAAGTTGATGATAATATATTAGCACTTACAACTAATTATCAATGTAATGAGTGGTTAGATGATGCTGATAAGAAGTTATTTGAAAATATGAAAAAAAATAACCCACGTAGATATCAAGTTGCTGGACTTGGTAACTGGGGGATAGTAGATGGGCTTGTCTATGAAAATTGGCAAGAGTTAGAATTTGATTGGAGAGAAATATTAAATAAAAGACAAAAAGCAAAAGCAGTATTTGGGCTAGATTTTGGATATACTAATGACCCTGCTGCTTTTTTTTGTGGAATATTAGATCTGGAGCAAAAAGAAATTTATGTTTTTGATGAAATATATCAAAAGGGAATGCAGAATACAGCTATTTATAACAATATAGAAAAATTAGGTTTTAAAAAAGAAATCATAGTTGCTGATAGTGCAGAGCCAAAAAGTATAGATCATTTGAAAGGTTTAGGACTTTATAGAATAAAAGCATCTAAAAAAGGAAAAGATAGCATTAATGCTGGAATACAATTTATTCAAGACTTTAAAATTTTTATACATCCTCGATGTGTCAATTTTTTAACAGAAATTTCAAATTATGCTTGGGATAAAGATAAGTTTGGAAAAGCAACAAATAAACCCATTGATGATTTCAATCACTTAATGGACGCTATGAGATATGCACTTGAGGATTATATGAGAAATAATTCTGTAAGGACAATAGATAGAAATGTTTTAGGAATAAGATAAGAGAGGAGGATTAATGGATGTACAGGAATTAAAAGAAGCTCTTGAAGCATTTATAAAAAATGAATTACCAGAGCTGCAAAAAATGGAAGATTATTATAGTGGAAAGCATAATATTTTGAATAAGAAAGATAGGAGCGACAAGAAAAAAGATAGTAAGTTGATTAATAATTATCCAGAATACATTGCAACTATTGCAACAGCCTATTTCTTAGGAAAACCTATTTCTTATGCTTTACAAGACGATAAGTTAAAAAAAGATTTTGAAAAGTTATCTGAATATTTAGCAACAGAAGAAGAGCAGCAAGAAAATTTTGAGCATTCTCAAAACTGTAGTATTTTTGGTAAATCTTATGAGTTATGGTATAAGAATTTGGATAATACTATTGGAAATGTAGTTGTAGATCCTCGTGATTGTTTTATTTTGAGAGATAATACAGTAAAAAAAGAAATAATTGCTGCTGTTAGATGGGATAAAACTAAAAATAAAGAGGATAAATGGGTTTATACATTGGAAGTTTATGATAGTACTAGTGTTACCACTTATGAATTTTTATCAGATAGTGATAAAAAAGAAGTTCCATCGGTAAAAGGAGAAACTAAACCACACGGATTTAACCAAGTCCCAATTATTGAGTTCTTAAACAATAAAAGGGGTAACGGAGATTTTAAAAATGTAATTTCTTTGATAGATGGTTATAACGAAGCTACTTCAACTGCTATTGACGATATGAAAGATTTTACAGATGCATACTTAGTTTTGGTTAATATGGGTGGAACTACTGATGAAGAACTAGAAAGAATGAATAAAAATAAAGTTATGCTTATCAATGAGCAAGGTGATGCTAAATGGCTTGTTAAACAAGTTAATGATAACTATGCTCAAAACAATAAAAATAGATTGAACCAGGACATTCATAAGTTTTCTATGATACCAGACATGCAAGACAAAGAGTTTTCTGGAAATAGTTCAGGAGTTGCACTCGGATATAAGTTATTAGCACTAGAACAATTAGCAGCACAAAAGGAAATGTATTTTAAAAAGGCTATTAATCAAAGATTAGAACTTATGATAGATTTTCATAACTTAAAAATAAAATCTACTGATATTCAAAAAGTCTTTACTAGAAATGTTCCAAAGAACCTGGTTGAAGCAGCGGATACAGCTCAAAAGTTACAAGGAATAGTATCACATGAGACTATTTTATCTACATTGCCTTTTATTGAGGATGCAAAAGGTGAATTAGAAAAAATAAAAGCTGAAGAAGATATAAATGTTATGAAAGATATGAATACTCCGATTAGAGTTGATGTAAATGACTCAAAAGAATAGAGATTATTGGGAAGAAAGACAAGTTAAAAGAGAAGCTAAGGCTTTTACTACAATACAAGATGTTGAAAAAGAGTATAAGATTGCACTTGAAAAAGCTAAACAAGATATAAATAAAGAAATTAGCAGAATAACAACAACTTATATGAATGATAATGTTTTAAATTATAATGAAGCTTTGAAACTTTTAAAAGGTGATGATTACAAAGTTTGGAAAAAAGATTTACATGATTATATGAAAGAATATAACAAACTTTTAAAGAATGCACCTTTACAAGCACAAAAACTATATTTAGAAATTGAAACATTATCTGCTAAAAGTCGTATAAGTAGACTGGATAGTCTTAAATCACAAATAGACATGGAATTAACAAAGTTAATATTCAGAGTTGAGAACGATAGTATTAATGCATTAACATCAGTTTATAGAGATACTTTCATAGAAGTAACAAAGGATTTGGGTATTAATCCTGTTGTTAGTAGAGATAAAATAAAAACAGTATTGGATAAGCCTTGGAGTGGTGCTAATTTTTCTCAGAGGCTTTGGAGCAATACTGATAAATTAGCTGAAACAGTTAAGCAAGAAATAGTTAATGGAATGATACAAGGTATTAATCTCAAAACTATGACTAAAAGAGTTTCTGAAAGGTTTGAGACAGCTAAAAAGAATGATGTTGAAAGACTTCTAAGAACTGAAGTTAATTATACTTTAAATCAAGCTACCTTAGATGGATATAAAGAAGCTGGGATAGAAAAATATGAATTCAGTGCTACTTTAGATAACAGAACTAGTCAAATATGCTCTGAATTACATGGTAATATATTTGAAATAAAAAATATAGCTGTTGGACTTAATTATCCACCAATGCACCCAAGATGCAGAAGCACGACTATCCCAATTATTGATTATGAAAGCTTAGTTAAACAAGGTAGAGAAGAAATAGAGAAGAATAATTACAGTTTGGATAATAATGATTTTACAAGTGATGAAAATAATATAACTAAATTTAAGAAAGCCGAAACTATTGAAGAAGCTGAAAATTATGCTAAAGATATTTTAGGTTTAACAAAAACAAATTATTCAAACATGCATGTCGATGTTGCTAACACTATTAATTTTGAGATAACTAAATTATATGATGCTTTTAAAGGAATAGATAAATCAGGTTGTTTAAAAGGATTCACTGTTGTAAAATCCAAAGATCTACCTTCAGGGTCTCTTGCTGGGTACTGTCCTTCTATAGGTACTATAAGAATCAAAAATGTTAGTTACAAAACATCGTTAAAAAGAATGGAAGAAAAAGTCATTTCAAGTTTTGAAAAGGGCTGGTGTAGTACATCTAGTGCTGAACATATTATTAGACATGAGTTAGGTCATAGTGTGCAACATTGGTTAGTAGATACTGATATGGTGAAATTATTAAAAATAGATGATTTAAGAAAAGAGGTATATAATAAGTGTGAATTAGGGCCATGG